TAAAGAAGTATTCTTACCATCTGTAGCTAAGTTTATGCCTAAGAAGAAGGTGTGGTTTGGTCTTAGAGAAGTCGAACAGAAACCTATGATTGTATTGCGTAGATTATCTGAAGAAGAGTGGAGATCAATAAACGAGAGGTTTTGGCAAACTAAAGAAGGCATGGCTAAGAATCTGCCAATGCTTCGTAAGTTGTATGACAAGAATGCTAAAGGTTTAACGCTTAGTGCTAAAGAAATGAGAGTTTTAAATAATGCTCATAGTAAATCTATGCCAATCTATACTGCTATGTTAGAGCTTATGATAGAAGAACCTAAGTTAAAATATGAAGATGTTAGGTTATTGCTTGATGCTTTAGATGATTATGATAGAGATACTTTACTTTCTTATGTAAACACATTAACTTCAGAGAAAGCTACAATCGCTCATAAGATTAACCAGGAAAGATTAGAGGAATTGAATCAGATGCAAAGGGATGTTAAGATGGAGTTAGGAGCATAATGGCAGTTGTAGAAGAACTTGGAATATTATTAGAGGCAGACCCAACGGGGCTTGAAGAAGGTCTTGAACGTGCCAACCAAAAAACCAAAGAGTTTGAAGAACAACAAAAACTAGCTAGCTTGCAAATGCTCGAAAACATTGCTAAACAAGAAGCAATGGTAAGTAGTTTAAATCAAATATCTGGTGGTTATGCTAAGACAATTACAGCAGCTCAAGAGCTAAACTTTGTTAATGATGAACAAGCTAAGTCTTTAATGAAAGCTAGGTTTGCTTTTGAGATTATTGCAGGGCCGATGGAAGTGTTTGTAGCAGTACAAAAATTAAGCACGGTAGTATCTTTGGCAGATGTAAAAGCTAAGATAGCTCAGTCTAGTGCAACTACTATGGCTGCGGCTGCAACTACAAAATTAAATTTAGCAATTAGAGCAAATCCTATTGGAGCTATAATTACGGCAGTAGTAATTTTAGTATTAGCACTAATAGCCTTAGAAGCTAAATTTGGTTTAGTTACTAGGGCTGTAGATGGTTTGAAAGATGGGTTTGAAATGTTAGCAAATTTAATTGATAGAGTGTATGGTTCTATTCAAGGAGTAACAACGGCAGCGGCAGAGCTTGGTGATGCCTTAACCTTTGGGCCTGTAAGTGGTGTATTGAATGTGTTAGGAGGTAGATAATGGGTACAGTAATTTCTAATTATGAGTTTGGAAAAGTAAACAGTGGGGCACCATCTACTAGCTATTATGATGTGGATGTAGAAATAGACAGTGAGTCGTCATCTACAAAAATGGGCGTTCTTCAATTTAAACTTCCGACTCGTGAAAGTATTGAACTGTCAAATAAAGCATTTATTTCTACAGTTACAATAAGATTTACATTAACTAATGATGGTAGCGATATTGAAATTTATAAAATAAAAGATGAGTTTGCGTCTAAAATTAACTTTCATGAAATGTCTTTTTACAGTTACAATCAAGAAGGGCAAGATGCAAGTAATAAAAAATGGAATCCTGCAAATTGGCAACAAGGTCATTTAGCTACTAGTGACACAACGATTACAGAAGGTAACAAGTTAGATACAGAACCAGGTGGCTCAGCTACTGAAACACTTACTTTATCAGAAGAAGATTTACAAGAATGTGGTTGGACTTTTGGTTCTATTTGTACTTTAGCAGTTTATAACAGTGGTACAGATAATTTTGTTATAACACAAAATGATGTCGTAATTACTTTAAATCACCAATTAAGAAAACCAGATCAAGCATCCATGACTTTAGCTGCCAACCGTAATGGTACTACTGGCGACTTAACAGTCTCACTACCAGACGACAGCACCATATCAGGATATTATATTGACATGGATAATTCTACTGGAGTATCTGCTACAGGCAGTCCAGACTTTACAGCGGCTGCTAAAAATTTAGTTGTAAACACAAGTCAGTTTTCAGGAAGTTTTACAGAAGGTACACGATTGTTTGCTAGAGTATTTACAGTAAATGCTGATAATACAGGGACTAGTGCAACTGGTGGCACAGAGTTAGAGCTGTTTAGACCTAAAATTAAAACAAGCACAGGAGCTTTACTTTATACAGATTCAGCACTGTCGTCAGCTTTAGGTTCTGCGAATGCTAATTTATCAATAGGTCAAAAAGTATATCTTAAAATTATAACTGATGCTGTTGCTAATACACCTACCTCTAACAAATTTACTAAGATCCGAGTCAATTGGGATTCTGGTGTAAGTGATACAGATAATGATTATGCAGTTTATGAAATGAGTGAACTGACACCTGTACATAATAACGGGTCTAACACAGTTGTAAGTCATGTATATTCTTCTGCTGGAGCAAAAGTAGTAAAAGTGCAAGTGGAAGACCAGAATGGATTTAGGTCAGATAAGCAAGCTGTAAATAGTCATCAACCTGATGTTAAGTTTGGATTTCCAAGTGCAGTTATTTCTACATCTACAAAAAAAGTTACTCAAGCTAAGTATGGCGACAGAACAACTGCGTTGACATTATCTGGGCAACATTCTAGATCTAGTGGTGCAGATACTACAATAGACCAGTTTTTATGGGGATATATTCCTGAAAGCACTAGCAATACTATTGTTACAGCAAATGCTTTAGAAAACGATAACAGTGTATTTGATGATGGAAGTAAACGAGTAAAAATAGGTTCTTTGAGTTCACAAGATGTTGATGATACTACATTTAAAATATTTGGTTTAGCTAGTTATGATAGTAGTGGTGATAGCATCAGCGATACTGCTGCTACGTTTGACCATTATGCATTTACATCTGCTACAGCGGCTCCAGCTTCTTTTGATATTGATGCTAGGCCCAATATAGGTTCGGTTGCAGTTGACGCTGGTGGCGATGAAATATTTTTTAAAGAAATAGAATGTGTTGTTTGTGTATCAAAAGCGGCAGCCGAAAATGGTGGCTTGTATGATTGTAAACGATTTATTTTAGTAGCTAATGAAGCTGATACTGGCGGAGCAGGTAACACCGTAATCAACAAAGATTTGTTTTATGATAGTAATGTTGCTAATGCTATAGAAGATTCTACTTCTAATTTGGATGAAACATTGACAGCAACTGATGATGTACTGACAATTACAGGTTCAGTTATCGTTCCAGGAGACATAATTAAAATTGACAATGAAATTATGTTTGTACATTCATTATCTGGTTCTACTATTGGTGTAGAAAGAGGATATAATAACACAACTGCAACAACTCACTCAAGTAGCACAGACATCAATGTTTATCGGTTTGCTAATAGGTATAAATGGGGTGGTCACGCAATGCTTAGAGGAACAAGCCCTGGTTTTGTAGATTTTGACAATAGTGGTAAAATTGTTATTCAAGATTTGTCAGCAAGTCATCGATCTGGATTTCATGATTGTTGGTTTGAGCAGAACTTTTTTACAGGCGATATTATCAAAGTCGGTAATGACAGTGGTGACAACGGTACATTTGATTCACCCAAGTTTTACAAACTTAAATCTTTTTTAAGAGACTCAGATAACAATGGCGTTGAAGATGGTAATTTTTACAATGTAGCTCTTATTGAGACAGATGAAAATAATTTAACTGAAGAAGAAAGAACATACATTTCTACGTCTGTAGCCACTACAGATGCAGATGAAACGCCTACTATTATTCGTCACGACTCTGCTAAAAAACCAACTATAAGTTGTGCAGTGTATAATACGGCAGACGCTCAAGATGAAATTGAATTTTATTTAGCTGTGGTGGATAGTTCTAAAACTAGGTACAATGCTACTGATAGAAGCAGCACAAGCACTGATTTCAACTTTCAGTTTTACTGGTCTGAGACTAACACGTCAGTTGTTTCAACAGCTCCTAAAACTTTGAACCTTGACGACTTAGCTTTGGCTAGCAATATTGCTATAGAAAAAGTAAACCTAACTAGAAGTGGTGGTATTTCTACACAGATGCCATTAGGAATTAGACGTTATCCTGTTGGAGTTACAAGAACTAAATTAGGCGTTCCAAAGGTAACTGTACAAGCTAAAGCTTTAGATCAGACAGGTTACAGGGCGTTGTTTAGTTTGGTAGAAGGCAACCGATACGATTACGTTTTCTTAGACAGTAAAAAACTAGACTCGCCAACTACATCATACAGAACGTTGCGAATGCGATTGGAATCAGGTAATCTTACAAAAGATACCATAGACCCTAATGTGTATTTAGCTAATCTTAACTTTGTAATAATTGGTGAGGATGTTAGTTAATGCCCATACCTGAATCTGTTAATCTAGCTGAACAGATAGACATTACAGCAAGCGTAGATGATAATGATGTTTTAACTGTTAGCAAAGTATTGTATAAAGCTACGATAAACGAGCCACGATCTGTAACAATACAAGTATCTGATAAAGAATCATTAATGAAATGTAGATTAGGTGCAGTGTTGAAAATTGAAATAGGAAGAGGTGGTGGTGTACACAATTTAAATTTTGAAGGTATTATAAAAATAATTAAACCTGGTAATCAAACTCATACAGTTGTGGCTTTAGATAGAATTACATTCTTAGCTACTTCTGAATTTAATGAGTTTAAAGAGTCTGACATTATTGGCCAAGATTTATATTTTTTAATTAAAGATGCAGCAGATTACAGAGATATAAATGTTAGGGAAACATTGTTAGGTTCATCAATAAAAGCCACTAAAGAAATGGGATTAACAGGTTTACAAAAACGCAAAGACTTTATTGATAAATGTATAGAGTTTATGGTTGCATCTTTTGATGACGACTTTCATCAAAGCACTGATTTTGTAAGATACAATTATGCAATACGATCAGGCAATAAGTTTGATATTTATTTAGCTGATCACAAAAATACTAGTAATCAAGCAGTGCTTAAAATATCTGAAGATGATGCTAATATTACTGGTGAAGGAATTGTTGCACAAATAGATACAACACGATTAGTCAATTCTATTACAGCTCAAAGCAAATCAGATGCTAATATTTTTAAAACTTTAAGCAATGAAGATAGCATCAAACAATTTGGCCCTAGTTCTGCTTTAATAACTTTAGACACAGTAAACCGAGGTGTGTTGGAAAATACAGCGTATGAAGTCTTACAATCTTTTTTGAAACCTACATTTAATTATGCTATAACTATGCATAACGTAGAATGGGTAGGATTAGGCGATTTAGTGCAGTTAGACGTTCCTGTATTAGAAAAGAATGTAATCCTACCAGTGGTGGCTTACGAGACCGAAATAGGCGACACCGTGGTAACTAAGTTAACCCTGGGCGAACCAGAACTAAATCTAAAAGATTTTGTAAGACAACTACAACTTTAGAAATCAAACAATGTAGTTTGTTGTGATACTTCGTAATCAAACGTAGGAAGACCAGCAACATTAGTTAGTTGTTCTACTATCTCTAGAATTTCAGCACATAATTCTTCAGGTACCTTAGATCGATTGTAAGCTCCTTTAATTCCTTGTGTTCCAGTTGTACTTCCTCTAGGTGCAGACACATGACAACTGTCACCATTCTTACACATTTTTCGTGGTTCCCAATAAGGAGTTAATGAAGTCCACAAATCTGTAGGTTTCATCCTGCTATCTCCATATCTACAATATGTTACAGTATTCAAATACTTATTATCAATCAAATCAAGCTTTCTTAATTTGCCTCTTGGGTTTTCTACAATCCAACCAAAAGAAGGATTTAATTCTTTTATAATTTCCATTGTCTTTTTAACAATAGCAACTCCTTCCATAGCGTTATCACTTTTTGGAGTGTGGTCTGGATACCAATGTTTACCAATACTAGCAACACTAAAGTAAGTGCATGGCGGACTTGCCCAGATAAAGTCTACATCAAATGGGACTTTACTAATATCAAAATCCATAATGTCTGTAACGTAATCAATCTTACCGTATTGTTTCCAATCTGATGTAAATGTATTGTGTCCTTTCGCTTTGGCAACCTTACTAAAGCTGCATGATCCACCAAACAATTCTACTATATTCATCATAGTCCTCCTCTTGTTTTAGGGTCTTGAATAAAATCAATAGCTATTTCAACTGCTGCAAGTAACTGTTCATTGTCATGGTCTTCTGAGAAAAACACTTCAGCTTCTAATAACTCCTTTACTAATACTAAATTATCTATAAGCCATATTGGAGAAGAAGAGATGTCAGGTTTACTAAAGCTATATTCTAATGCTAAATATTCTGATACAATGTAAAACCATTCTTCTTTTGATAGGGATGTTTCAGTTATAGCTAGTTCCCATTCAGTTATCATATTGTATTCTCCACTGTCTCTTACCTTGCAGAACTGCTCCCATTGTTCTCTACTAATAATCATAATCCAAACATCCTATTTTATCCATAGATTCTAAACCCATATTGTGAGATATTTCTATCTTGTAAATAAAACCTTCATACTCTACAAGATGTGTATATCCATATTTATCTAATGAAGCGTAAGCAAATGTCTTGCCATCTTGATGCCATCCTTGTAATAGTATCGACAAGTCATCCATCAAATCTCCAGACTCGCTAGGTTGTAAGTCTCTTAGATCAAAAGACCAGGGTAGTAAATCTTCATCATGTCCATCATAATGTCCATCACCTTCTTCTAAATATGCAAGAAGCATAGCTTCCATGTCGCCACCATTGTTAGCAACAGGAAGGCCGTGCATTCCATAGTGTTCAGCCATCTCATCAAAGAGATTGATTTCTTTCTTAGTCATTTAATCCTCTACCCATTTATTTGACCTCTCTTAATTCCCATATATCTATTAACTTGCCGTTTCCGCCAAGATCATAGACTTCGCCAACTTTTACTTGCTCGTACTTTTTTTCGGTTTCCATTTTTGTTTTTTCCTTTGCCACATCTCTTGTGTGGTAATATCAATATAGATATAGGTTATATAAGCTTTTGGGTAAAGGAACTGGTCATAGTAAAGTATATATAACCCCACTCTATCTTAAGGTAGCCCAAAAAGGGCAGGAAACAAAAAATGAAAACAAAAACAGAAAAAACAGTTAGCCTGGAACAAGTAAGAGAAACAGTCTTGAAACACGTTGAAAAATTAAAAGAAAGGGGCTGGGTTCATGAAGATGCTGAAAAAACCAAAGTCGTAGGAATGTGGGACTTGTTAGATAAATTGGAGCAACTCTAAATGGATACAATACTAGTAGATAGAAAGAAGTATCTGTTGATGTGCGTTGAGATTCTAAAGAATCATGCACACAAGGATTTGCAAGTATATGCCGAAACTGAAATATTCAGATTATCTAGCTCAAAGAAGGTTGACAAATGAACTGTTGCTATTGTAAGGATCAATATTCTGAGAGCGAACTTATTGAATATATTTCACATGAGTTTGGTTGTCAAGATTGTATTGAAGAACTTTACGGAGGTTTGTTATGAACTGTATGAAGTGCGGTTCTGATTTAGTAGCTGAAGTGATTTCTGCTGATAGTTATGATTGTTGTATTATACAATGTTCAGGTTGTCATACTATTGTTGACAAGACCTGGAAGAAGAAATCTCAGGAGGTAGTAGATGGAAACTGAAGGTTACACTGTTAAGATGGGAATTACAGTTGCTGGTTCTCAACAGTACGAATCTATTCGTGTTGATGTTAGTGAAACAGTTACCTTGGATGCTAGAGAAAAAGTAGATGACAAAATCCAAGAGTTTAGTTTTAGGCAATTAAGAAAGAGTGTCAAACTAAAAGTCTTAGAAGCAGTAGCAGATGCTAAAGAAGCAGCAGCACTTAGCAGAGGTAAACAATGACAGAAGGGGATCATTGGCGATGCAAGGGTTGTGGATACATCATGTCTACTAATGAATATGAATACACTGGTGGCTTTTGCAGGGAGTGTAGAAATGAGTAGTGTAAAAGATGCTTGGGTAGTTTTACTAAACGAACTAATAGTTCATGCAGGAAACTTTAGAGCTAAGAATGTCATGGAATATGAAGATAAAGAATTAGAGGCTTTTGATACAGGTCTTGGTATGATGGTTGTAATGATGAAAAATATGATGAGAGATATATTAGAGGAAAAGAAAGATGAGTAATGTACTGGCATTATTCTTTTGCTTTGTATCTTTTGTTGCAGGATTCTGGACTGGTGTTAACTGGCTAAGAGAGAGGATCAATCGTGGATTCAGATAAACTATTAGCTAAATGGGATGCTTATATAGCTAAAATGAAGAAAGAAATACTAGGTGAGGAGGAAGAAGAATAACACATTATTTCTTATATAATATATATAAGATTTTATATAACATATATAATAAAAAAGTATTTAATGGGTTATAGTATCCCAAGTTTCCAGAGGTCATAAAATGGGTAGGAAAAGAAAGAATAATAACGAGGTTAGAATCGTCAGAGGAATCTCAGTATCTCCACAATTATGGGAGAGGTTTAAAGGTTGGTGTAGAGGCAGGTCTATGTCTGAAATGATAGAGATGTCAATTATCAGGTTGATGGATGAAAAGAATGACGTAATGTCTTTAACACTACAAACAGAAGAACTTAGAACCAAGATCTCAACTAAGAGATTTGAATATAAGAAAATACAGGCTGAGTTAGAAAACGAAGAACATAACTTAGCTGTCTTGGAAGATAGACTTACAGAGATTAGAACTTCTGACAAAGCAAGAGAAGTACAAGCATCTAGAGATAAGGATTGGATGTTAGCATACAAAGAAGATAAGTTTCATTCACTCAAACGTAGTTTTGGTAGATGGATAGAGGGAAGTGAAGACTTTGCTAGATTATTACCTAGTATTGATACAGTTAAAGAAAGAACAAGTTACCTGGATAATATGAATCCTACAGAGACTCAGATGGCTTGGATAGCATTGAAGTATCCAGAAAAAGATTGGAGCTTCTGGTTAAAAGAAAGGAGAGTTATATAACCCCTAATCGGATAGATTACTATGGCATATAAGAACAGACCTTATCAGTATTTGCTGACTTTTCCAAAAGGAACTAAGAATAGTTGGGATGAGTTTAGTAAGATAGCAGAGCAACAAGGCAGACCAGTTTCTGAGCTTGCTAGACAAGTTATCAAATCCTATGTCAAGGATTGGAAGAAAGACGAGTTGTAATGCCTCGCTATGATGATAGTATAAAGGAAGAAGCAAGAGTATTCTTTCTGCAAGGAATGGGATACAAAACCATTGCTAATAAGATCAAAGAACAATACAATAATTCTATAGCTCATAACACTATCAAAAGTTGGGCATTGAAAGATAATTGGCATTCTTTACTAGATGAGCAAAGAGAAGTTGTTAAGCAAGAAACCGCAAGTAACAGCACCCGTTCTACTATAAGGAATATCAAAACACTGCAATCAATACAGTCTAAATTTACATCACAATTAGATAGCAGTACGTCAGAGATTAGAGCTTACGAGATGGTTTCTGTGATCCGAGAACTGCAACGTCTTGAGGGTGCAAAAGACTTGCAAGATACTTTAATTCAGGAGATTGCAGAGAAGATGCCTGAAGCAATGAAGAAGTCAGGTCTATCACAAGAGCAGATTAATTTAGTAATTAGAAACTGGGTAGAAATGGTAAGGGACTTGGAATGAAAGTTTTAGTTGCTTGTGAATTTAGCGGTATAGTAAGAGATGCATTTACTAGAAAAGAACATGATGCAAGAAGTTGCGATTTATTACCAAGTGACAAACCAGGTTTACATTATCAAGGCGATGTAAGAGATATACTTAATGATGGCTGGGATCTAATGATAACACATCCTCCTTGCACACATTTAGCAGTATCTGGTGCTAGATGGTTTAAGGATAAACAAAAAGAACAGCAAGAAGCTTTAGATTTCGTAAGATTATTATTAGATGCACCAATTAAAAAAATAGCATTAGAAAATCCAATATCAGTGATTAGTACAAAGATACGCAAACCAGACCAGATAATTCAACCTTGGATGTTTGGTCATGGTGAAACCAAAGCGACTTGTTTGTGGTTAAAGAATTTACCTAAACTGCAACCTACTAAAATAGTAGAAGGGCGTGAAAATAGAATACACAAAATGCCACCTAGTAAGGATAGAGGTAAATTAAGGAGCATAACATATCAAGGAATTGCTGATGCAATGGCTAGTCAGTGGGGTTAAATGTTTAGGATTTGCGATAGCGAAACTGGTAAAGTAATTTATGAAACAGATAATATTCAAGACTTATCAGACTATCTTTATGATCAAAATCCAAAGTACCTTACTGTAAGTATAAATGAGGAACACGTTAAGAAATGGCAAACATTGAAGGATTAGAACAGTTTACACAACACTTACTTGCTAAAGGTCTTATACAAGAAGATTTGGAATTTATTGATTTTGCTAATGATATACTTACTGACTTTATGCGCATGGAACCTAGCGAGTATGTTCCACTTGGAGAAATGCACAAGAGTTGGTTTGATACAATTAATTCTGATAAAAGATATGTAGGAATAATGTGTGCAAGAGGTCACTTGAAGACTACGTTTACTTTGACATACTGTGCATACATGATGTCTAAATATCCAAACTACAGGGCATTGTATGTATCTGCAACACTTGACCAAGCAATTGATAAGTTAGAACAGTTTGAAGAATTATGTAAACGCTCTTGGCGTTTGTCTAGTTTTATCAAAGGCAAAGAAGATGGTGGATCGTGGAAAAAGAGTGAGAAGCATTTTAGCAATGGCAGTAGAATTAGAGCTGCATCTACTAGCAAATCTTTGGAAGGGCCTCACGTTCATTTAATCATACTAGATGATATCTTGGAAGAGTTTCCTAAGATGTCTGATGACAGGGTAATACATTTTATTAAAAGAGTTGTAATGCCTATGCGTTTACCAGAAGGCAAGATATTGCTAATTGGTACACAGAAGAGAGTAGGAGATGCTACAGATTGGGTTAGACAGAGTTCAGACTGGGCTCACGTTTGGCATCCTGCTTTAAACAAAGAAGGTAAACCAAGGTGGCCTGAGTATTGGACAATGGATAGGCTAGAAGCAGAAAGGCATTCAATGGGAACTAGAGCTTTTGAGTCTGAGTATATGCTTAATCCACTAGATCCAGAGACGGCAGTAATTCCTTGGGGTGTTATTGAGCCATGTTTAGATGAATCATTAGGATTTGATAAACCGATTGGAGATACTGATATTGTAATAGGTGTAGATTTGGCCGTAGGTCTTGATACTACAAATGACGAGACTGCTTACACAGTGGTGTCATATGATAGAGATACTAAGGTGCGTCAGATATTGTACCAGTGGTGTGGTAAGGTAAAAGCAGAAGGAGCAGGTTGGTTGACATCTCAGGTAAACAATCTGGTATCATTAGCAGAGAAACACAATCCTACAATGATTATGGTAGAGACTAATGGGTTCCAGAGATTGGTAGCACACGCTGCTAAGGATTTGGCATCTTTGCCAGTTCAAGGCCACAGAACAGGCTCGGAAAAGCATCATGCACAGATTGGTATTCCTAGAATTGCATTGGCTCTAGAACAAGGCAAATACATCATACCCTGGAATAAATCAGTAAACAAGTCAGGGCCTATCGGATCGAGGAAGTTGGTAGAAGGCTTGTCTAGATTAATGTGGGGTAAGAATGGTAGACTAGATGGTCATACATCAGATGCAGTAATATCGCTGTGGATGTGTGAACTTGCGATACAAGATATTGATAAGCGAGGAATACGAGTAACAAGCTGGGATAACTTCTAGGTTCTATATGCCTTCGGGATTTCTAAAAAGGCTAGAAAATGCAGCCCCAAGCTTACGGAATAGGGTAAAAGCTTATATATGCTTACCAAACTAATATGTTATGAGCAAAAATAACTCAACAACAAAAATGGCTAGCAAAAACAAACCTTGGCTTGTACCTTCTGAATTTTCAGATGAAGATGGAACTAAAATGGCAAAGCTTGATGCATGGGCCGATGCTATGATCAAGAAACACAATATAAAAATAGAAGATTAATTTCTAAATTACAGTAACACAGGTGTCGTTACCTGAACAAGCCCAAATCTTGCATGGGTCTGTTACAGTTCGCAAGAGGGGTCTGGCCTTGCCTCCTCCGAAAAAGGCTACTTACGGTCATCAAATTGACAAAGGAATGATAAAATTGCCCCGAAGAAAAGAATACAACAACAGTGGAAAGTCAGTCCTACTTCATGTAGGTATTGACAAAGAGAAAGAGTACATCCTAGATTGGATGAGAGATAATTTTGACAATGTGTCAGAAGCAATGTGGATCATATTAGCAGACCACATAGAAAAGGTAGAAGAATCTAGATTGAGCTATACTTTAACTAGGAAAGGTAAAAGAATGACAGCTCAAGATAAATTCTTTGCACTTGTTGAGAAATGGGGGTGAGTGGTGAACAAAGGCAATCCGTTAACAAAAGAAGAATGGAAGGTTTGTCCAGAGTGTCAAGAGCCTCTTGCTAAGTGGAGTACAATGGCAGAAGACAGGATTCACTGTAAACATTGCTATGTTAAGCTTAAACATGGAGTATCTGACATCAACAACTGTTTTCAAGGGTCAGTTATTACGATAGATTGATGAAGCGTCATATAGCAAGTCAAACTCCAAGAATGACATTATGCGGATACAGTTGCACTGTGCAAGAATATAGAAGAATGTTAACTAGAGATAACAAGTATATATCTTGTAAAAAGTGTATGGAGTTGATTAGTTGAGGTGGAGATTTGATTGCTTTGTTTGTGGAGAGCGTTGGGAAGAAGAACATCGTCACCTGGAGAAACATCACTTTATGTTTAGTGAAAAAAACAAGAAAGAAGGCAGACCAGTAGTTGATTGTTACAAATGCAAAATAGAATCTATCTATACACCGATAGTAGGAGATATGGTTGGAAATCGTTCTTGAAATTATTACAGGATTTCTAATGGCAGTTTTGATCACAATGATTGCTTGGGCCTTGTACTCACTTGCGACTCTGAAAAGGCTGTAATTATATATGCTTTCGGAATCTGATTTAGCTCTAGAAAATGCAGTCTCAAGCTTACGGAACAGGGTAAAAGCTTATATATGCTTACCAAACTAGTATGGTATGAGCAAAGATAACTCAACAACCAAAAACGCAAACAACAACACCTTCTGGTCAAAACTTACTGCACCTCAATTGAGGGAAGCAATATTGATGTTTCGTGATGAGCGTGACTCAGATAACGAACATTTAACATTCGACCAATATCAACGTGTTGTTGATGCTCACGCTTTAGCTGAATGGATAGAGTGGGAGTACTCTGAAATTTTAATGCTAAGGCAACAATGGCAAAATACCATGAGAGCTGAAGCTGAATACGAAGCAAGATTAGAAAAAAAGGGGCTTCTTTAAATGGGTAAGACAACAGTAATCAGATTTATACCAGATGACAAAGCATTTGCAAAAGCTTATGCTGAATTTATCAAACGCAAAAAAGAGAGAGGTGAAGAATGCAGTTAGTCTTATATCGTTGCGATGACTGTGACAGTCCCAAGATTCTAATGGAATCAGGATGGAGATGTTTAGTATGCGAAGATTAGAACCAATAAAAATTAAGTTAGTCAAAGTAAATCGTGAAGATAACTTTGTAACTTCCACAAAACAGTGGATCAAAGAAGTAAGAGAGGACATCAAAGATGGCTTTAACAAAGAAGCTTAACAAAGTAGAAGACCTGGTATTTCGACATTTGAAAGACCATGACGTTTGTAGAGATAATACTAAGTTTCTGTATTACTCAGTACTTCAAGAGTTCTACAGGGCTACAAGTCCTAAAGGTAGACTTTGCGATGAAGACAAGTTTCTTTCTGATTTGTATGATTTATTACATTACGCACCTTGTGATGAGTCAATTCAACGATCCCGAAGAAGAATACAAAACAAACTAAAGATGCATCAATCATCTAAGGCAGTTCAAGAAATGAGAAAGAAAGCTGAGGAGACGTATTACACTTGGTCTGTTGAAGACTAACAAAATATATAAAGGGCAGTGGGCATAGTCAATACCGATGACAAGTTCGGGGCACGAAATTATCCATGAGAAATTTTTCAACTTTCAAATAGTAAAGGGCTTGTCATCATAATGGCTCGTCTCGAATTAAAAGGCATTGACAACCGAATTAGAGAAGATGTTAAAGTATTAGCTAAAACGCATGGAGTCACTGTCGCTAAATTCCTAGAGCCTGCGATTAAAAGTTACATATATCAAGCCGATAATAGAGAAAGGCTTATTAGAGCTAAGAGGTCTGACCCAGACTGGTAGCATGGGATTTTTTGACAGATTTAGGAGCAAGCCAAAACAAACATCAGATTTACAAAAATATTTAGATGGTAATTTAGAGAAGGAAGCCAGGACACCTGTTTACGATATGGCTCCTGCTATGGGCAGTTCAGGGCCGATGCGTATCGATCCAATTTACAATTTACATCATCTAGAAGATTTAGCAACAAATTATTCACATTTACAAACTGTAATTAACAGGATTGCTTCACAAACAGTCGCTAAAGGTTACAGGTTAGAGCAGACAGTTGAGAATCCTAGCGAGGATCAAAAAATAGTTTTAGAAAAGTTATTGAAAGACCCAAGTAATGGAGACAGCGATATTACTGGTGAAGAGTTTTGTAAAGCATTGATAAGACAGCTTGAAGTGTTTGACGATGCTTGGGCATCTATAGTTTATGATTATGTTAAGGATGAATCAGGCAATATTTTAGGAAAGCAAGTATCTCAAGTATGGGTTGAAGACTCTAAACAAATGAGATACAATACAGATAGATTTGGTAAGTTTCAAATTGATAACAAATTCTGTCCTACTTGTAGAAAAGCAATGAATGGTTCAGCTTGTGCAGAGTGTGGTACTAAGCTAGTTCCGATTGCATATACTTTTGAAGATGCGGAAGGAGACATTCCATTTGCAAGAGATGAGATTATACACTTTAACAAATACAGTTCTACAGCTAGATTGTACGGAGAATCGCCAATTATAGGATTGAGTAAAAAGATAGAAACTGCATTAGCAATAGAAAACTATCAGAACAAATTGTTTAGATTAGAAAGACCGCCAAAAGGATTCTTAGATATTCCTAACCTGGACGAAACTGCATTAAACAGATTAGGAGAATACATTGCTGAAGAGACCAGACGTAATCCTAACTTTGTCCCAATTATATCATCAGGTGAAGGACAATCTGGAGCTAAGTTTGTAACAATTATGCCAAGTCAAGGAGAGGCAGGTATGATTCCATATATGGATAAAATAAATCAAGATATTAACTCAGCTTATGGAGTTATGCCATTAGCAGTTGGAGACGTATCTGGGGTAGGTGGATTAAATGCAGAAGGCGAGCAGTTGTCTATGATGGACAGGACAATAACAGAAACACAGAATGTTTTAGTTAAAGGATTCTTTCAACCACTATTAGATATTCTTAAGATTACGGATTGGGAGATTGTATTCAATGACATTGACGAGCGTAATGAACAACAACACTTAGCTAACCTAAGAACTAAAGCTGATGTTATTGCAGCGTTTCAAGGTGTAGGAATTACAGTAGATTTAGATGAAGAAGGAGAGTTAATATTACCAGAAACAGACTCAAGAAGTTTGCCAATGTCTCAGGCGGAAGAGGAGCAAAAAGAACAAGCAGACTTGTATCGGCCTTAGATAGAAACCTTGCAGTTACTATCAAACGAGAAGTAAACAGACTTAGGTCTGCAAAATCATATTCTGAATTAAATGAAAAGCTACCAAACATAATGATTGCATTGGTTCAGGATCTAAAGAATTTAGTTAATCAAGAAATGAAATCTGCATATTTGCACGGATTCAAATCTGCTGCTGCTGAAGATAGTGTTAAAGTATTAGAAAAACAAGATAAGTATTCACACATTAATTTTAAGCCTACAAAAGCTATGGCAGATGAAGCTGCTAAAGGTTTAGAATATCGTAGAGAGTTTGGCAGGGGCGGTACAGAAGTAGGAGTAGCAAGAGCTAGAGACATTAAGAATAGAGTAAACTTATCGCCTAGAACTGTAAAGCGTATGAAAGCATTTTTCGATAGACATCAAGTAGATAGACAAGGCAAAGATTGGGGCAATCCTAACAATCCAAGTGCAGGATATGTTGCACATTTACTTTGGGGCGGAGATGCAGGATACTCTTGGGCAAGAGCTAGAGTCAGGCAAGTAAATGCAGCAGATAAGAAAAAGTCAGTTAGTAAACAAGACAGGTTTCAGATAGATTTTGATCAGGTAGATGAGGATGCAATAAGGGCGTTACAATCAAATCAAGTACAAACAAATAATTACAATGAGTTATCTACAGTTTTGTCTACTAAATTAAATCAAACTATTAGAGATTCAATTATAGAAGGTCGTAGTATTCCTAATACTGTGGCTGAAATGCAGAGAGTAATCAACCAGGAGACTTACAAATTAACTAGAATAGCTAGAACTGAGATGATTAACATTACTAATGAAGGCAGACTTGCGTCTTATAAAAAACAAGAAAAGCTTCGTAAAAAGCCTTTTAGATACACGCTAGTTGTTGCTTCGGGTGCAAGGACTTGTGCGGCACATAAAGACATAGCAAGTGAACTAGCTTCACATCCTGATGGAATGTTAATTGATGACCTCATAGCTCTTCAACAAAGGATAGGAGCAACATATGGATTTACCCTTCGGGGCAACTCGTTATTGCACCCAAATCAAAGGACAGTGTTAACGAGGGTACCATGAGTAGAATGCCAGACCATATCAAGATTCATATTTGTAATGCAAAGTATGGACATCACGGTAATGGAAATAAAGACAGTCAATTTTGGAATTGGTGGAATAGTTTAACGGATCAAGAAAAAGAACAAGAGGTAGGAAAATGATAGAAGATTGTGAACCTTGTTATTGTGGTTGGACAGGTATTGACCATGATGGATGCAAGTGTTTTCCAAAAGAGGTAAAAGATGAGTAGTTGTAAAAAATGTAGAGCAGGCCCAATGTCTGTACATATCTTAAGTAATGGATTTTGTCAGGCTTGCACAAATGAGTTATCCTGGAAGCAAGGTGAAAGAGTAGCTAGGGAGCAGATGGCAAAGAGACAGCGTGTAGCAATGTTTAAGCAAGGTGAAAAGATAATTAAGAAGAAGTGGAAAGAGAAGTATGGCGATGCTTCTGTAGATGAAGTTCTAGGATATTGATGGGGATTAGGATCAAAGGCGGAGAGAAATTTAAATCTACTTTACAAAAAATAGCAGAGGAGCATCCGCAAGTGATGGATGCAGCATTAGATGATACAGCAGACGCAATGTCTTTGGAGGCCCAACGTATTGTCCCAGTAGATACAGGCCGTTTGCGTGCCTCTATTAACGTCAAAAGAGAGTTTCTAGTAAAAGTAATTGGTACGAATGTAGAATATGCACCATTTGTTGAATACGGACAACCAGAAGGCACTGGCCCCAGTGGTGGCCCTAAGCCATTCATGAGGCCAGCTTTTGAGAACAACAGACGCAGGGTTGCAGAGTTCTTTATTGAGAACCTATCGTAGGGTTCTATAAACCTACACAAAGCTAACTTTTCGTATTTTAGCTACAAATCACACCGATAATCTTTATATAACCCATGCGTCTGGGATAGTATGAGTAAACAAAACTCAACAATGAAACAAAACCCATCAACAGGATTTGTAAGCAAAGCAGATATGCTTAAAGTTATATGGAGTTTTGAAGGCGACATTAAGA